GAATGCTTTGGGATCGGTCCTCGTTTTCCTCTCAAGACCGCACATCAGTTCGACCTTGCGGCTCACGTAGTTGATCGTGACTTCCGGTTGGCCCCTCGCCTTCAGTGCTTCCTTTTCGGCGGCGGACCACTGATATCCGTCTTTGTAGTCGCGATCGCGTTGCGACATGCGCCGACCATCGGCGGTCGTCATCTCGCAGTCCTCAAACCACTTGACCTGTTTCGCGTGCAGGTCGTCCAGATCGCGCGGGTAACGATCGCCCGCGATGCCGGGACCGCCTTTCGGGCGCGACGCCTCGGCGGCCTCGGGGTCCATCGGTGGATCGGGGTAGAGGGACTGGGACATCAGGTCTTGAACACCAACCGCATGATCTCATCGGCCAACCGACCCGCGAGATACGCGTGTCCCGCATCATTCGGATGCGTGTTGTCGGAACTGATATAGATGTCGCAATTCCCGGTTCCGTTCGGTGTCGCCGTGCAGCCTGTTCCGGTAAACCATGGACCGTTCGGCCCACCCGTCGATGGGATGAAATAGATTCCTGGATCGCCAAGCGACGCGGCGGCGGCCTGGATGGCGTTCTCCACGGGTATTGATTGCGTGGCCGCGATATGATTTCCACCAAATGGGCAAAGGATGATCAACGTGTCACTTAATACACTTCGCGATCTAATGGTGCGTAGTGTTAATGCTACCTCCGCCTGTAGTGCTGTCATGGTCCCCAGAGCCGTATCGTTGTAGCCCATGGTGATCAGCAGTAGATCTGGCGCACAGTCCACTACATCCTGTATTCTGTCCCTGGCCTTCAGAGCCGTTCCGGACGCATCCGCGACCCATCCCGTGCCGGGGACACCTCCGTTCCAGACGTTCCGTATGCCTAGCAGGTCACCCAAGTATCCAGGAAAACAATTAAATACCATCGTGGCGTTCCCAACGCCGAAGCTGTCCGCCAGGACATACATCTTTCGCGCGGCGCCGCCGGGTTTTTGCACCGTTTCCGTGGAACTGACCGCCACGGTCTGGCCAAACGAACACTCTTTCATCGCCTCGATGATGATGTTCCGCGGCTTACGTCCACCCACCGCCGTGAAATCAAGCGTAACGAAACCGTTCCCCGCGGCGGAAAAGCTGGTTGTCGGGAGTTTGGTATATTGACCGTCGACAATAATTCGGAATAGCGACCCTGTCGTGGAGTTCACGAAGAACCCAAATTCCACTCTTATCGCGTCCACGTTCGTCTCCCACCGCTTGACGACTGGCTCATAGTCCGAGATGGAGTAATGCACCGATGGGAGGTTGACAGTCCCCAGGCCAGTCTGGGTTTGGAACCCTCCGTAATAATTAAACGGCCCGTTCCCAGTAGGGGGATCGAACGGGCTGGGAACACCATTCCACGTATATTGGTTTGATAGCGCCGCGTTGTGCGTCGTCGCGATCGTAACGGTTGGCGGCGTGGTCATCACGGCATTGACGCGAGGATTGTTGAATTTGGCGAAGGCGGCTGACCGCGCCATTCCTGAAATCGAAGCGTCCAGCCTTACGTCACTCGCCGCCACGATGTAATCATTCGCTGGCGCTCCCGTCTTCGTGGTTCCGTCTGGACTCGTGCTGTCAGCGACTATTCCTGTCCTCTGTAAATCATCCAGGAAACTGGCATTGCCGGTATACGTATTCGCATATGCCCCACGCGCCGCCCGTTGCGCGTCTCCATCAAGAATGACCTGGGCACCACGCCCCGTCGCTGTTGCTGGCATGGCTATTCACCCTCTCGTTTCAGGACTTCGCGTATTGAGTTCTTGCGCGCTGTCTCCATCGCGTCGGCGAGCAGATCCCGCAGCCAGTCGCGCTCGATCTTGTAGCCGAGGTCCTCGGCCTTGAGCATCGCCGCGTCGGCCCACTTGTCCGGGTCGTCGCCGACTTCACGCAGGAACTCCGCGCCGCTCAGTGTGCGGTAGTCGGTCATGGATGCCTCCAACTACGCCGGCCATGGACGATTTCCCGAAATTTGTCCGTGCCATTCTTTATGAATATATCGGTTCGGGAATTACCTCCGCACCGGCAAACCAGGTCTTCGACAAACCGCGCATGGTTTTCTTCCGGTATCAACACGAACCACTGACGCTCGCACTTGAGGCATCCCAGTAAAATGACCCGAGGATCATCGACCACCACATCCTCGCCGTCGCTCACGCCACCCTCCAGTCGCGCAGTTCTTCCGCGTCCCTGTTAAACGCCGCGTCCCAACTGTCGCGGGGCCGCTGACGTTCGGCGTCGCGGATGTAGGGCCTGCTCATCAGCGCATAGCGGATGGAATCGACCGCGTGATCCTCGCCATCCGTATCGATGTCCTCGGCGCGGTTCTTGTCGTGCTGCTGCGTCGGTAGCGTGCGAATGGCGTGGATGGCGGTCGAAAAGAACACCACCATCGGCTTGCCGTCCGCGTCGCCAACCAGGCGCGAGCGCAACTGGTCCCAGCCGCCCATCGCGCCGCGCTGTGGCACGCGTTTGTTATCGGCGGGACGGAACACCACACGGGCCGCCTGCGTCATGCGCGCGGCGATCGAGGGGCCGCCGTCCTCGGCGAAGATCGCTGGGTCAGCGACGCCCACCATCATGCCGCCGGCGGGCTTTGGATCGTCGCGTTCACGATCGCGAATACCCTCGGCGACCTGCTCCGCTGTCATGCGCAAGCCCACGTTCGGCTCGTTCGGCTTCATGCCATACCACTCTCGGTAACAGACGAGGCAGCCGCGTGCGATGTCCGGGATTGATCCGTCGCTGACCGCCCACCAGTGGACAGCGAACGGTCGCGCGCTGCCCCAGTCGAAGCTACGAAACCGCGCCCAATGCTCCGGCAGGGACCGAGGCGCCATGATGTGACGGACAGCGGAAAACTCGGGAAAGAACGCGCCCGCGATGACGTTCCAGTCGCCTTCGAGCCACGCGCGCACCAGTTCCGGCGAACCCACGAGATGCAGCCGGTTGATGTAGGTTGGATCGTTCGCGAGCAGGATGCGGTTGTCCTGAATGCGGGACGGTATGTAAATGTAACGATGTTCCGCGCCGTTCGGCAGTTTACGGACCAGCGGCGTCATGCCACGCGGCGCCGGATCGATGTAACGATGCTTGATCCATTGCTGGCCGACGCCGCCGGGATTGGCGGTGAGGATCAGTTGCACCGGCACGCCACCTTTCGAACGCAGCGCGCCAAATAGCATGTCGATCGGCTTCGGATCGGCGAAGTTGCCCGCCTCCTCGACCGCGCAATCCGTGTTCTTGTTTACGAGGCCGGTATCTGATATGTAATGATTTGCCTGATCAATACAGAGGTCCGTTACCCATGCGTCGCCAATTACACGACATTCCATCATTCCATAAGTCACAGCCTCAACCAGATTCCGCGCCTCGCCGGTATAAGGATGCACCCACGACCGTGATAAAGTGGGGTTACGTGTTTGAGTGGTGCCCAACGCACCCGCGAGCGCATTTCGGCTCAATCCAACAGCATCGCCTTGTGATGGAATGTCATATTGGGCGTTTCTTGAATAACGGCGAGGTAGTCCATCACAAGAACCATGACCGGACAGACAATCGACTGGATAACCTTGAGTTGTTGACGCGAGAGCAACACGGAGAGCGCCATCCAGCACAGAAACGGCACGATCCCGCCATCGTTGAAGCGGTCCGCCGAGCCGCTGAAGACCGGACCATCCCATTCGCGTCGCTTGGAATATCCCCCGCGACATTGCGGCGCATTCGGAGCCAATACGGGATAGAATGGAACCGGCGCCTGGACGGGAGCGTGCCGCTGACCGAGCGGTCGGTTCGTGAAGCACTACAGGGACGCACGACGATGCAGGCCGCCCATGTTCTCGGGTGTTCACCCTCGAACTTGTATGCCCATTTCGGACATCTTCTGAGTAAGCGAACCAAGCCGGGAACGCTGGACCCTCATTGCGCGGACGTTCTCCACATGCTGCGTCACGAGCGTTGGCCTCAATCCGAAGTGGCCGCGAAGTATGGCGTTTCGGAAACCTGCGTGATGAAGTCTGTTCAACGCTGGATGCGGAATCCGGAAGGTCTCGATCTCCCCGCCAAGAACCTTCGGGCGATATTCCGGCGGTGGTCAAAACAGGATGCCAAACCGGGTGCACCTGCTCGCCCATCAACTCGCCACTGGAGTTCCAAACCTGGGCCGAAACGCAAGGCGCCAGATACGGTTGGGTCGTCGCACGAACCGCGCGCGGCCCTTCCAGCGTCATAACCATATCACCGGGCGCTATGGCCTCGATCGGACGGCGCGAGCCATCCGCCATGACGATGCGCGTCCCGACGGCGACGCATAGATTTTGGCCCTGGTATTTCGATGCGTCAACGACGTTCTCCAACGGTCGAAAGCGCACGCGGCCACCGCCGGGCATACGAAACTGGCGCGGCTGTTCGCGCCACTCGGCGCCGAGCGGGATGTATATTTCCTTGGCGCGCTCGATGAGATCGTCGGCCTGCGGCATCTCGTGCCTGAAGAAAACGCCATTGAAGCCGACACCGTAGCGTTGCGCTTTCACCGCCCACTTGCCGAGCACGCCGTCCGTTTTCCCGCCGCCTCGGGCTCCGCCGAACAGGATCTCCATGTAGGGGCACGTAACGAGTTTATGTTGCTGGCCGGGTTGCGGCGCCCAGACGACGCGAGCGGGAGCGGTCGTGCCATCAAGTGGCATCGGGTTGCTCGATGACGTTCGCTTCCGTCCATTCCTCGATGGTCAGCGGCGCCTCGGACAGCACGCGGTGGATGTTGAGGTCGCCAGCGATGTTGTGGTCCACGCGATCGCCGTAGTTCTTGGGGTCAAGCTTCGCCGCCAGCCATCGATCGGCATCGAAACGAACACGCGCCGCGCTGGCGTCCTCCGCTGTCGCCTTTCGGCCTGAAATAACCGCGCGTTCAGCGCATGCCTGAGCCTGCATTTCCCTCGCGCGCGTATACATCTCACGAAATTCCGGGTGCGCTCCGAGCCATCTGTGAATAGTGCCGAATGGCGGCATTCCGGGTTCTTTTACTATTTCGATTCCGAGTTCACCCGCGCCAAGTCGATCACAGAAGCGTTGCGCGAGTTCTGGCGTGTAGAGGCTGGGCCGACCGCCGGGCATCTCATTCCTGATACAGTGCGTTCCTCATTCCCCGCTACCACGCTCTACCGCTCCACGCAATGCTCCACGCCAGTCCCACCGCTCCACGCGGTGCTCCACGTTACGATTACGCGACTGTCACGGTCGCGTGGTGCGCCTCGACTTCGCGATCGAAGAGCCTGGCGCGGCCTTCGCGGAAGGCGGCGACGAGCACGGGGTGTTGGGCGCATTCGCGGCATAGCGCGACCTCGACGTTGGGCGGCGCGGCGATGGGGCGTTCGCAGACGCCGCACGGGACGGTCCGGGCCGCCCTGGGAGGGTCGCCAGCGGCTTTTGTGTCCTGGGTGGCTGTTGGATACCCGGAGTCGTCCGGACCGGCTCTGGCGGGCATCAGAGGCGTCCTGTCAACAAAAGTATGAGCAACACGAGGACGATGATGCCGCCGAGGCCGAGGCCATACCCGTAATGGGGATACGCCGCGTAGTAGCCGGTGCCGAGGCCCCAGCCGCCTCCGAGGACCAAAATTAGCAACAGGACGATGAGGATCAGGACGAGTGGGCTCACGGGTTGGGTTCCTCCGGTTGGGTGACTGGCTCCAGATCCTCGGCGCGCAGCCAGGTGGTGCGGTCGCCGGGCCATTCGACGCGATGCCACTGGCCGATTTCGGTGGCGCTGCCGGTCGTCGTGCCGATGTCTGTGCCGATGTCGTGGAAGCGGCGGCGCGCGGTGAAGGTGAGGCGGACCTTTGTCACGGCTCAATCGCCCCGCGTTAGTGTT